ATTGATGATGAAACTAATGAGGTTACCAAGACCGTTAACTACTCCATCCTCTACATGAAAGCAGTCAAAGCACTGCAAGAGGCAATGGATCGTATTGAAACCCTAGAGGCAAAAGTAACTGCCCTAGAAAACGCATAACATTAGTCAGAAAAGGAGAAAGACATGACTGATACACCAACTGCGGAAGAAATCGCACAACATTATTCTGCAATGGGTGACAGCGTGGATTTAATCAATGCAATCATTGCTGGCGATTATGATGATGACATGCAAGCCGATGAACGCCAAGATTGCGTGAACCGCAATGTGGAACATCTGCAAATCATGGTTGCCAAGGATTATTGGACAGGCGAAAGCATGACGGCAGCAAATGCGGCAATCACCGCTGGCCAAGGCTACACTGCAACATAAGGTGAACCACGATGGCAAGAACAGCCGCAGAAGCACACAAGCGAATTGATGATATTGAACCGCGTGTCACCAAGTTGGAGACTGCCACGCACTTGCAGTTCAAAGAAGTTTTCACGCGGATCAAGCGGCTGGAAGCCATCTTAATTGGCACGGCTGGCACCATTATCACCATGCTTGTCATGATCCTTAGCCGTATGGGATAACAGATGGATCAAAAGGCAATCATATCCGTGCTATTCGCGGCGGTCATGGGTTTGATTGGCTGGAACATCAAGACAACCAACGAACTGCAACTTGCCGTGCAAAGGCTGGAAATCATTCTGCTGAATGATGCCATGACCAAATAAATGCTATACGTCTTGATCCACATGTTCCTTGTGTGGGTCAATACGCCAACTGGCGCAGGCCCGATGTGGGTCTGCATTTATAAATCACCTGAAATAGAGTATACTTATTTTGTATTGCAGCCGCCTTGGCGTGGTTGCGCAGAATTTGGAAACTTGTGATGTTAGCAGAATTAGCCGCCTTTAATGCCGCCTATCAAACCGTGAAGGCCACGGTGCAAGCTGGCCGTGAACTAAGTTCAGCCGCATCGCAGATCGGGACAATGGTGCAGTCCAAAGAAAAGCTGCAACGTGATTTGCAGAAGAAAAAGAACAGCCCATTTTCACGGCAAGTGGAAACCGATCTTGAAGAATTTCTTGCGCTAGAAGATATTGCCGAAGCTGAACGCCAGTTGGAACAATTAATGATTTATGGTGGCCGCGCCGGATTGCGTGATGATTGGCTGAAATATCAAGTGGAAGCAAGAAAACGGCGCAAAGAAGCTGAAAAGCAAGCGGCAAAAGAACGTGAAGAAATGATTGAAGCAATCACAACGGCATTTGCTGTCGTTGCCGCTTTCGCAATCGTTGTGGCTTCATTGTATTATTTGGGTGTCTACATGGGAAAGTGGTAAAATATACAGTTTTGGACAAAAATGGAAAAGTGCTTATAATCACATCAAACAAACGTATAGCGGAGGAATATTCCAAATGGCTAAAACATTCATCGATGACTGGAAAATCGTGCCCCGACTAATGATGTTGGCGGTCACAATTCTGACTTATCAATCAGTGCACTGGTATATGGGTTTGTCCGATCCATCGGTTCAACAGAGCGGCTTGGTCAGTGTCTGCATGGGCGCACTCACAGGATGTTTTGGCATTTGGATGGGTAAAGAGGTAAAGCAAGCATGATACAATCTATCATATCTAGCATCGGCGGTTTAGCAACGGCATGGGTTGATGGCAAGACAGCAGTCCAAAAAGCAAATGCACAAATCAAACTTAAGCAGGCAACTGGCGAGATTGACTGGGAACTTGAAGCTATACGTTCTGCACAAAATTCGTGGAAGGATGAACTTTGGACAATTGTGTTTGTGCTTATCCTTGCTGCCAATTTTGTTCCTTCTCTACAAGACACCATGGCACAAGGATTTGCCAACCTTGAGACTACACCGTTATGGGTGCAATGGGGCATGTACGCATCAATCGCTGCCTCCTTTGGAATAAGAACTATGAGAGGCCTGAAGAAATGAGCGATGCAATGAAAGCGCTCCAAGCTAAAGTTGGAGCAACAGCCGACGGAGCATTTGGTCCTAATACAGCAAAGGCAATTGCAGCACATTATGAACTCACGCCTTTACGCGGTGCGCATTTATTAGGTCAAGCAAGCCACGAAAGCTCGGGCTTTACGAGGACGAAAGAAAGTCTTTACTATAGCAGTGCAAAGCGCATCCAGGAAGTTTGGCCTTCACGTTTTCGCACTGTAGCTGATGCAGAGCCATATGCTAAAAATCCGACTAAGCTTGCCGGCAAAGTATATGCTGGTCGCATGGGCAATATCAACGAAGAAGAAGCTGCTACATTTATTGGTCGCGGTTTTATTCAATTGACAGGCCATACAAATTACAGGCTATTTGCCAAAGATATGCGCCTCCCCGAAGTGCTGACTGATCCGTCCCTCGTCGAAACAGAATATGCATTCGAAAGCGCAATATGGTTTTTCGAGAATAATAAGCTATTTGATTTGGCGGATAAAGGTATCGATGAAGATAATATTCGCAAAATAACGAGGATTATTAACGGCGGCTATCATGGGATTGACGATCGCATTAATCAGACAAATAAGATTTATCGCTGGTTGAGCTAGTCGGCTTTCATACCTTCTCTTTCGTTGTAGTGCAATATGCGGTGGCAATTTGAGCATAGAGCGTGGCATTTTTCTGCTTCCGCATATGCTCTTTTCCATTGTCCACGTTGTGCATATTGACTTACTTTTGTTTCACCTGTTGCATTAGGATGGTGAAAGTCTATTGCAGCAGGATGTGAGAAGCCACAAAAAAGGCAGGATAAACCTGCCTTAAAGTCGTGCCACTGCTGTCGTTGTACCTTCTTGCGCTTGCGGGTTTGTTCAAGCACACGTTTACGATTGCGCTGATACCAGTCAGCACCATAAGCTTTGCTATACTTACGACGTTTTTCTTTATCCTTGTAGGGCAAGGCATTTTCTTGTGTTGGCTACTTGCCCTGATTATATCAAGAAAAAGCATAGATTTATAAATTATCAGGCCTTAACATCGGCCTTATAGACTGTGACAATTTGTCCGTCTTAACGCACCACATATTAACGTCACCGTCAGCATACATGTATTCGGCCATATCTTCATTGTCCCTGATCATAACCTGACATGCCTCATATGACGGAAGCAGGATATACGATTGTATATCCATGTCGCGCACGGTGTATTCAATGTAGAATGCTGTGAAAAACTCCATTTATTTCAATTCCTTTATTTTTTGTAGAATATTGCTTAGTATATGTTTTTCATCAGCATCTTTTACGCTGAGTATTTCATCACCTTCAGTGAAGAAAATTTCAAACCATGCAGCATAAATTTTCTGGGAAATCAGGTTTAGCTCATCTTTGTTTAGTTCTAGTTTATATTTCATCTTGTCCTCTGCTTTCTGTTTTTCCAATACTTTGATGCGTTCCAGTAATGGTTCAACATCTTCGTAGCGACACCACGGCCCATCACTATCATCTCTACGAACATTGCGCGCCCAGTTGCTTTCCTTAGTGAAGTAAAAACGTCTAATCTTCATATCATTTTCCATCTTGTACTGACTTTCTGTTTTGATAATTGTATATCCCTGCCTGAAATTGCGCATTCGATAAAAAATGCCGTAAAAAATTCCACACTTCTCTCCTCGTCTTTGGTAAAAGCTTTGCGTGGGCCAATTCACTCCTCCCGCTCTCAAAGAATTATCCCCTCTTTGATCTGTGATTTGGCCCGCACGATTTACTTCTCTTTCCTGGGCAGCTTCCATTCTTCACAGTAATGCTGCACAGATCCAACAGGCATATCCATCACATATGCTATGATGCATTTGTCCATATCAAGTAAAAGCAAGCGATTAATGATGCGTGCATCTTTTGGCATGCGTCTTGGTACAGCATGACGCCGTCTTTGCTTTGGTATATGCTCTGCTTTTGGAGCTTGCTTATCTATGATCTTATTTTTAAGCGCTTCAAGCTTTGACGGATCTTTTGCTAATTCCGCCAATTTATCTGCCTCTTTCATTGTTGGTGGAACACCGTTTATACGTGTAAAAGTATCAACAAGGTTATCCATTATACATTTATCCCTTCTGCTCTTTTTTCGGCTAAAAATGCATTTAGCTCTCGTTTGGCTAGTTCATATTTTTGATCAATACCTGCAGATCTTTCTGCAGAATAACGCTCATCTCATAAACGATCTGCTACGCGACGAAGATGAGCTAAAAGTTCTTGATCTACTGGTGAAAGTTTCCCGTTCAATTTGCTTTTCCTTTTCCCCTCTGTTTCTGATGATAAGCTGCAAATCATAAAAACGCATTGTAGCAGTCTCAATTGCATCCTTGTCGGAATTAAGTCCGGACCTCATATAAACAGCATTAGCCTTGTCCAGACGTACTTTTGCTGCTTCTAATTGATCATGCAGCTCTTCAGTTGTATATTGAGCATAGCGCTCAAATAAACGGTTATAATGTGGATCATCGTTCATTTTATCACCATCATGCTGTCGATATTCATGCCTCCGACAACCATAATGAAGCCGAAGATAATTAAGATCGCATAGTCTGATTTAGTCATTGTTCTGCCTTTCCTCAATTTGATAATTCATTATACTTTAAATATAAAAGCATTGCAAACAAAAAAATGCATTTACAGTTCATATTTATTTTGATAATCGTCGTTTTAGGGTAAAAAAAGGAGCAAGCCCATGTATCACAAAGAACTTGACATAAGTCATGAAGTTGAGCATTCATCCGTAGTAGCTTTCGCTTCTCGCTATAACTGCTCATGCACTCTTTTGCAAAAATACGGCCCTGCCGGTGGAAATCCGCTTTATTTATTCTCAGCGAAAAACAAAACGGATCTTGAAAAACTAACCGATAATATCTATGGAGCATAAAATGATTGACCTAATTAAAATGATGCACGGCAAATTCGGCATCTCACGCGAACAGGTTCCAGACTTCTCAAGCGAAGAGCGTCTGTTTCGTATTGCAGCAATGCTAGAAGAGCTTAGCGAATTTACATCAGCTAAGACTAAAGAAGACGAACTTGATGCACTAGTGGATCTTGTCGTCTTTGCCTTGGGCACAGCAGAGCGTATGGGATTTGCTGATGTTTTTGAGGAAGCTTATGAGCGCGTAATGCTGTCAAATATGACAAAGACCTTAGGCGCCAATAATAAGCGAGGAGGCTTTCAGATTGACCTTGTAAAAGGTGAAGGTTTTAAACCAGCAACCATTAAAGACCTAGTGGAGGAAAAATAATGCGCATCCAGGAAACACTTGATTTCATGCTTGGACGTAAAGAGACAAGCAATACGTCACCCAAATCAGTATTTCGCGACATCGGTCGCACCAAAGGCGAAAAGCTCACAAGAGAACAGTGTGAGCGTGCTAGTATCGCTATTGCATTTGCCTTATCAGAAATACGTCGGAGCGAAGATGAGCAATAATGTAGAACAAACTGTAGTGCAGCGCGGCAGTCGCTATGGATCAATGGAAGCCAATGCTATATTGACGCAAGCCTTAATGGATTGCATCAATATGCAAGAGCATAAGCTTTCTGCAGTGCATCTTGAGTGCATTCATATGATTTTCCATAAAATATCACGCATGACAATTGGTGATCCAATGTATGCGGATAATGCACATGATATTGCCGGCTATGCTACTTTGTTGGAGCAATATATCAATGAGCAAACTAATGCATGATATTAAACGAAATACAGTTGCGGACATTAGAGAGGCTTTTGTCCGCAAATATATGGCAGAAGAGCTTTGCTTAAATGGCACCGTTGAAATAACCGGTGCTTCATTTATTGCTGATGAGCCTGCTATATTTGGCGAACCAAACTTGGAATATATCGACCGCGAGCTTGAGTGGTACAAGTCCAAGAACCTTAATATTGATGGCCTTGAACCCAATGTGCCTAAAATATGGCGCCAGGTAGCAAGCAAAAAGGGCTTCATCAATAGCAATTATGGCTGGTGCATTTATAGCAAAGAAAATCACAACCAATTCGCGCAAGCAATAGTTCAGCTTGTAAAAGATAAGCATAGCCGTCAGGCTGTGATGATCTACACAAGACCAACCATGCATCAAGATGCAGTCAAAGATGGCATGAGCGACTTTATGTGCACCAATACAGTGCAATTGCTTATTCGTCAGGGCAAGTTAGAATATCACGTGCATATGCGATCTAATGACGTCGTCTATGGCTATAATAACGATTATGCATGGCATAAGTTTGTCTATGGCAAATGCATTGACGTGCTCAGCAAATTCTATGATGTTGAAGAAACTGACATCTTTTGGAATGCATGTTCTTTGCACGTATATCCTCGGCATTTTCACATGTTGGAGGATCTAGCATGAGAAAGCGCCAAGATTATGCGTTAATGGAAACAGCTGTAATATGGTCAGAGCTATCACGCTGCAAAAGATCTCGCGTTGGTGCAGTTATAGCAAAAGATGGCCGCATTATAGCAACAGGCTATAACGGAACGCCTCCAGGGCAGGATAATTGCTGCGAAGATTGCGAAGGCAATACTAAGCAAGAAGTGCTGCATGCAGAAGAAAATGCAATAGTATTCTGTGCGCGTCACGGGCTTTCGACTTTAGGATGCGAGCTTTATACCTCGCTTTCGCCTTGTCCAAATTGTGCGCGTATGATTGCTGCAGCAGGAATTAAGCGGGTATTTTATAAGTCGCAATATCGCGATGCATCGGGGATAGAACTATTGGAAAAGCTGGATGTAGAAGTGGTGAATATGTAATGAGACTAAATCTTTATGCGCCTGATGAGCTTGTAGTTAAGCTTAAAGGCAAAAACCTCAAAGAAGTGGAAAGGGCAACAGGAATAAGTTATCCCACAGTTTATGCTCTTGCGCGTGGCATAGATAAGGATTATCGCATAAAAACGATGATTGCTATGACAGACTTCTTAAACCTGGACGACACAATCAATAAGGTGATGGAAGAATAAAATGGTAAACAGTCGCACTAAAGGAGCCGATTGGGAACGCAAGCTAAGCAAGATATTAGAATTAGAACTTGGCATAAAATTCTCACGTAACTTGGAGCAGTATCGGAGCGCAGCAGAGGGCGATTTAATACCAGACAATCCCAACTTCCCCTTTTCCATAGAAGCGAAAGCATATGCAAAGGGTACGGGTTGCCGCGATGAATGGTGGTTGCAAGCAAGTAAAGCTGCAGAGCTTTGCGGCAAAGAACCAGCCGTCATTTATAAATATAACAATTATAAACCTCGCGCCGTCGTAAGCTTAAAAGCTATCAGCGCAATGTTTGACGAGCCGGCAGATGAAGATCTGCTATTTGAAACCTCAATTGAGGGCTTTTGCTACATATGCAGGGAGCTAATGAATAAATGATAGAAAAAGACATCACAAATGCGGAATATAGAGAATATCCTGCAATCAGTTCATCTGATGTTAAAGCCGCAGCCAAATCATTGGCGCATTGGAAAGGCAGTCAGAGCAAAAGCAGTCCTGTCTTTGATTTAGGCACGGCATATCACGAATTATGCTTAGAGCCGCATAAAGAGACAATCGTGCGCGGCCCTGAAGATCGCCGGGGCAATAAGTGGAAAGAAGCAAAAGCACAAGCTGATGAAGCAGGCAAATTGCTTCTGACAAGCTCAGATTATGATCACGCCAAAGCAATGGCAAGATCTGCATTGGAGCAGCCACGCATAAATTCACTAATCAATGCTGAAGATGCACTTATCGAAGCAAGCATTTTCGTGGAGTGCCCAATTACAGGCCTAAAGCTTAAAACCAGGCCCGATTGCTATGTGCCAAGCAAAGGAACATGCATTGATCTGAAAAGCACGGTTGAAGCAGGTCCTGGTGACAGAGAATTTGCCTCTCAGCTTTGGAAATACAAATACGATATTCAGGCAGCATTTTACTCTTATTGCTGTTCTTTAGCAGATCTGCCTGTAAACTACTTCTGCTTCGTTGCGACTGAAAAGGTAAGCCCATATGCAACATGCTTACATGTATTGTCGCGCGAAGTGATGGAGCAAGCTCACAAAAAAATGATGAATATTCTTCATCGTATAAAGCGAGCTGAAGACGAAGGCTTATATCCTACGGATTGGCCTGATTTAAATATGATCCACGTGCCAGAGTGGATGCAGCATGATATGGAGGACTAACATGCAATATAAAATAGAAAATGTAGAAGCGCTTTGGCCGCGCATCAATCGCACATATAAATTTGACAGTGCAGAACGCAAATCCGTGCCATGTGATCCAAAAGATCCAGCTGCGGCATATGATATGTCTTTCCGCATGACGAAAGAGCAGGCGCAAGAGCTTTGGAAAGAAATGTGCAAAGCATATAAGGAAAAAGCCGATCCTTCATGGCCCGACAAATTCACAAATCCATTTAAGGAAGACGAAGGCTTTTATATTGGCAAGGCCAAGCTAAAAGGCAATTATAATGGTGAGCCGACCAAAAAGCCAAAGCATTATGATGCAAAAGGCATTGCATTGCCGGATGACTTCATGCTGACGACAGGTTCTATGGTCAACATTGCAGTCACATTTACGCCGTACAATATGCGTGAAGCCGGTGTTTCATTGCGATTACGCGCGGTTCAGGTATTGCGATATAACGAGCCCGAAGAGCGAAATCCATTTGAGGAAGTTGCTGGTTATTCTGGTATAACTGACACCACCAAAGATGATTTTGCTGCGGTGCAACCTGTTGCCAATGTTTTTGGCGATGACGAACCTGCGCCTAAGACGGCACCAGCAAAGGCATCGATGGATTTTGACGACGAAATTCCGTTTTAATAATATAGGCCCTGTATTAGGGTGCAGGGCCTCAACATAATGCTAAGAGGAAAATATGGAGCAAGGGTTTAAGAAGGCCTATTGGAATGAGTGGTCGCAAGGCATTATAGATCACTTCAATATGAAGCGCTACGGAAGAGAGTGGAAAGGTCCATGCCCAATATGTGGTGGGACAGATCGATTTTGGATTAATGAGTTAGACAGCGAAGTTAAGGTGCATTGTCGTCACGGCTGCGATCATGTAGAAATAAAAGATCAGCTTGAAGCAATGGGTTTATGGCCTAATAATGAGCGCAGAGAGCATTTCTCAAATTACGAGGATAAGCCATTCAAAGACGAAACCGGCAAGCTTTATCATGAGAAGAAAGGCGTAGCGCTCAACGGTGCTGTGATTGATGGCAGCAATATTGTGATTAAAATCATAAATGCAAAAGGCGAGCATATGGGCACGCAAACCATACAGCCCGATGGCTTTAAACGCTTCAGCAAAGATATGCAGCAAGAAGCAGCATTTAGCGTAGTCAATGGACCACTCAAAGGGCTTTGCTATGTTGCAGAAGGTTGGGCAACAGCTGCATCCGTAAGTGAAGCTACAGGGAGACCCGCTATATTTGCCCTTAATGCAAGTAATCTGCCCAAAGTGGTTAAGGCCATAAAAGCCATAAAGCCTAACATGGAGCTAGTTGTAGCTGCAGATAATGATGAACCTGGGCTGAAAGCAGCCGAAGCTGCAGGCATAGCTTATGCAGTGCCCAGCGGCTACCTAAAGCGCGACTGGAATGATGTTCATGCAGAGGAAGGCCTCGATGCTGTCAGGATCGGCATAGGCAAGCTTATCAAGCCCAAGACACTCTGGAGCAGAATAGGCGATTTAAAGCTGCAAAAACCAGAGTGGCATATTGAGGGCATATTGGAAAAGAATGCTCTTGCGGCTGGCTTTGGTGCACCTGCAGCAGGTAAAACATTTGTGCTTTTAGATATGGTGCTCTCAGTTGCATCCGGAAAAGATTACCACGGCCACCAGGTTAACCAGGGAACATGCTTTTATATTGCCGGTGAAGGTCACAATGGCTTTGCGCGAAGATGCATTGCCTGGGCTAATTCTCATGGCGTTGAGTTGAGCAATGTGCCTTTCTTTAAAAGCAATAAGGCCGTCGTTATGAATGATCCTCACGCAGTGGAAATGATGCACCAAACAATAAAAGAACTATCCAACCAATTTGGAGCACCTAGTATTGTCTGCATTGACACCGTGGCTAGATCCATGGGCGGCGATGAAAATAGCACCAAAGATATGAATGAATTTATCAAGCAAGTGGATAAGATTAAAGACGAACATGGTTGCACCGTCTTGCTAGCTCATCACACGGGGGTTGCAACCAAAGAGCGCGCCAGAGGTTCATCCGCACTTCTTGGCGCGCTCGACTGTGAATTTAAGATTGAGCGCTTTAATGACACGACAACGACTGTAACTTTCACCAAAATGAAGGATGCAGAAGAGCCGGAGCAAATTGCATTCGCCAAGGTAACGGTACCTATGTTGACGGAAGATGGCGAAGAAATCACATCAATTGTGCTGGAGAAAGTTGACGTTCCGCGCTCATCCAGCAAAAAATTGACTGACGTAATTAAGGCGGAATATGATAAATTAGTAGACCTGGAGGGCGAAAAATATGTGTCCAGAACTGTCCTAAAGCAGAATGTAGCGCTTGAGTCCGGTAAGTCCCAACGCACAGTTGACCGGGACATCAAGCGAATGGTAGATGTCCAAGAATTTATATTAAATAACAATAAGTTATGTAAAGCTTGGACAAGTTAGGACAAAGTTTGGACACAACTTGTCCTAAAAGTGCAACCTTTGGACAGACAGGACAAACCCTTAAGGGTTGTCCAAATGTCCAAGCAGGAGTTTTGTCCATGACCTTTGAGCAGAAATTAAAATCAGTTACATCATTGGAGGAGCTTTATGGTTTCGCAAATCGTCGCAAGGTGCTGCAGGTTGATTTACCTGATTGGACCGCAGAAGAGCGTGCTATGATTTTGCAGCGTAAGTATGAGCTTGAGCAAGGCAAAGTGTAGTGTGCAATATTTGTATTCATACAGTATATATTCTGATAGCCTATATGTGGGTAAAATGCTCCATGCTCCTCTCCCACAGAGCACAATCCCTAAGTGCTCAAGCCTCTACCCCTGCCATTTATTTGGTGGGGGTTTTTTCTCAGCGCATCTGTGATAATTTAAAATATAAGGAGGTGCAGCATGGTTGTTGCCTTTAAGTTTAGCTCTAACACAAAGCTGGTCAATGAGAAGATGAGCAACATGGTTGCAAGGCAAATGCCATATGCAACACAGCTTGCCTTAAACAATACAGCAAAGAACTTAGTTGCGCGAAATAAGCGTGACATGAAACGGATCTTCGACAGGCCCGTTAATTTCACGCTCAATGCTTTCTATTTTAAAGCCGCACGCAAACATGAAAACACTGTGACCATACGTCGTAAAGATATGCAGAAGGGCAAGCATTACCTGGAGGTGCAAGAAGAAGGTGGCGTCAGACCTCAAACAGGATTTGAGAAAGCATTTGCACAGAACTTGCCTTATGCAGGCATCTTGCGCCACATCACACCAGCACAAGGCACAAGGCTGAACAAGCACGGCAATATGTCACCTGGATTTAGAATGCAGATGTTATCTGCCATGCAGGTTGCACGCGATCCGCAGCAACGCAGCAAGAAGTTTGGTCGCACGAATAAGGGGAGCAAACAATACTTCATCCCGAATACGACGGGCAAAAAGGCTGGTGTCTATCAGAGGCTGGCCAGTGGCAAAGTAAAAAAGGTCTTGAACTTCCACGACAGCTCGATGCGATACAGACCCAAGCTCCGCTTCAGCGAACGCATGGGCATGTATGGTCGAAGCGTGTACCCAAAGAATTTGCAAGCAGGGCTGCGGCGGGCCATGGCCACCGCCAAGCTGCGCTAATGGTTCCTTCTGGGCAATGCCGGCCAGTGGGTAATTCGGAC